TTTACAATATGTAAAATGCCTAGACAGAGTGGTAAGTCTACTACTCTGGTATCTTATATTCTACATTACATTCTTTTTAACGCAAACATGAATGTTGCAATTCTTGCCAACAAAGCTTCTACTGCAAGAGATATTCTTTCACGACTTCAACTCGCATATGAAAACCTTCCTAAATGGTTACAACAAGGAGTTATGTCTTGGAATAAAGGTTCTCTTGATTTGGAGAATGGTTCTCGTGTAGTTGCATCATCCACATCATCATCTGCTGTTCGTGGTGGTTCTTATAACATGATCTTCTTGGACGAATTTGCATTCGTTCCAACTAATGTTGCAGAAGACTTCTTTAGTTCTGTGTATCCTACAATTTCATCTGGTAAGTCTACAAAGGTTATTATTGTATCTACACCAAACGGTATGAATCTATTCTACAAGTTATGGGTGGATGCAGAGAACAAAAGAAACTCTTATAATATTATTGATGTTCATTGGAGTGAAGTGCCTGGCCGTGATGACAAATGGAGACAGGAGACTATTGCAAACACCTCAGAAGAACAGTTCAGAAGAGAATTTGAATGTGAGTTTTTAGGTTCTGCAAATACTTTGATTGCTCCTGCAAAGATTAAGTCTATGGCATTCCTAAATCCTATTCAGTCAAATGCTGGATTGGATATGTATGTAAAACCCAAAGAGGGTTCAACATATGTTGTAGTTGCTGACGTTGCAAGAGGAACAAACAATGATTATTCAGCATTTATCGTATTTGATGTATCTACAGTTCCTTACAATATTGTTGCAAAATATCGTAATAACGAAATCAAACCTTTACTTTTTCCTAACATTATCTATGATGTTGCGAAAGCATACAACCAAGCATATATTCTAGTTGAAGTAAATGATATTGGTGAACAGGTTGCAACTGCACTACAGTTTGACTTAGAGTATGAGAACCTTATTATGGCTTCCATGCGTGGGCGTGCGGGTCAGGTGGTTGGCGGCGGGTTCTCTGGTGGAAAAGCACAATTAGGTGTGAGAACCACTAAGGCTGTAAAGAGACTTGGATGTTCTAACCTTAAACAGATTGTTGAGACAGATAAGATAATTATCAATGATTATGATTTAATAAACGAATTCTCTACATTTATTCTTAAAGGACAATCCTTTGAGGCAGAAGAAGGACACACTGATGACCTTGCTATGTGTTGTGTATTGTTTGGATGGTTGATAGAACAAACCTACTTTAAAGAGTTGACAGATGATGATATTCGTGCTAGAATGTATCACGAACAACAACATCAACTAGAACAAGACATGGCTCCATTCGGTTTTATTGATGATGGTGTAAATGATTATGGAGAAACTATTATAGATGAATATGGAACTCGTTGGAGCCCAGTAGTTCGTTCTTATAATTCCGATTGGTAGAAAACTTTAAAACCCTACATAATATCAATAATATCGTTCTCTAACTTTAGAAAGCAGTTTGCACAAACGACTTTGGATTGATTTATTAAACCTACAACTTCGGTTCTAGATTCCTCATTCAATCCTTTTCTTTTTGTTAGTTTACGGATTTCCCTCTCGTGAGGGTGAAATTGGAGACAGGCGGTTTCAGATTCCCCACAGTAACCACAGACTTTGTTACCAAGATATTGATTAACCCATATCTTGCGTTTCCTGTAGTTTCTTTGGGATACCTTCTTTATGGTGCTTTTGTATTTCTGATAATGCTCCGACATACATTTATTTATGTGCTGCCTAACCTATAAAAAATGGTGTGAAGAATACCCTTTTTATAAATATATTCGTAAGTTTGAGGAAACACAAACCTATTATAATGAATCCATAAAGGAGAAACAGAGATGGCATTTCAAGTATCCCCTGGCGTTCTCGTTAAAGAGATTGACTTGACCAATGTTGTTCCTGCTGTTGCAACTTCAATCGGTGCGATTGCTGGTGACTTTTCACAAGGCCCAGTAGAAGAAATCATTCCGATTGGTTCAGAAGCAGAACTTGTTCAAGTTTTTGGTAAACCTAACTCAACTAACTTTGAGTCTTGGTTCACCGCCGCCAACTTTCTTCAGTATACCAATGGCCTTCGTGTTGTTCGTGCAGATACCGCTGCAGTCAACGCTACGGCTGATGGAACTGGTCTGAAGATTAAGAATAATGATGATTATGAAAACAATTATGCTGCTGGACAAGGTTCAGTAGGAAACTGGGCTGCAAAGTTCCCAGGCACATATGGTAACGCTCTTGGCGTATCAATTTGTGCATCTGCGACTGCATACGAACAAACAACCACTTCATTGACAGATGGTGCTCTTGCAGTTGGTGACACAACAGTCACAGTTGATGATGGAACAGAGTTTCTTGTTGGTGACATCGTATACCTCCAAGAAGCTGACGGACAACAGTATGAAGTTACTGGAATTTCAACAAATGACCTAACAGTTCGTCAACTAGACAACCCTAACGGTGGTGGTATTAAATCTATTATCGCTGACGGAACTGCAATTCGTAGACGCTGGAAGTTCTATGACTTATTCGATGGTGCGCCTGGCACATCAACATGGGCAACATCAAAAGGAATTTCTGGTGATGAGATGCACATTGTTGTATTCGATTATACTGGTGGTCTAACAGGTTTTGATGCAGATCTTGCTGGTCAAAGAGGAAATGCTGTAATCGAAACATTTGCTTTCGTTTCACAGGCTGCTTCTGCTAAAACACCACAAGGAAGTTCAAACTTTTACGCAAATGTTGTAAATGTTGGTTCTAACTATGTTCGTTGGATGGATCACGATGCATCCCTAACAAATGCTGGAACAGACATTACTTCTGGTTCTACATATGCTTCTGGTTCTGGTGATGCTGGTGTTCTAACATCTTCACTTTCTGGTGGAACAGATGATACACCTACAATCGGTGAACTAGATACTGCATATCAATTGTTTGCAGATCCAGATACAACAGACATCAACCTAGTAATGGCAGGTTCTTGTCCTACTGGAACAGATGGTGTTACACACGCAACCATGATTATCGACCTTTGTGAAGGACGTAAGGATTGCGTAGGTTTCATTTCACCTCGTAGAGCTGATGTGGTTGGTGTTACAAGTGGTATTACACAAACAAATAATGTTAAAGGGTTCTTCGATCAACTCGCAAGTTCTTCTTATGCAGTATTTGACAGTGGATACAAATATATGTATGACAGATACAATGATGTCTACAGATTTGTTCCATTGAACGGTGATATTGCTGGACTTGCTGCAAACACAGACAATGTTGCAGACCCTTGGTTCTCACCAGCGGGTTACAACAGAGGACAAGTTCGTGGTGCAGTTAAACTTGCATTCAACCCAACAAAAGGACAAAGAGACATTCTTTATCCTGCTCGCATTAATCCTGTATGCACATTCCCTGGCCAAGGCACAGTTCTCTTCGGAGACAAGACTGCGCTTTCTAGACCAAGTGCATTTGACAGAATTAATGTTCGCAGATTGTTCCTTGTTCTTGAGAAGGCAATTGCAACCGCTGCTAAGTTCCAACTGTTTGAATTCAACGATCCATTCACACAGGCACAGTTTAAGAACTTGGTAGAACCATTCTTGAGAGATGTTCAAGGACGGAGAGGTATCACAGACTTTTCAGTAATTTGTGATGAAACAAATAACACTGGTGAAGTAATTGATAGAAATGAGTTTGTTGGTGACATTTACATCAAACCTGCTCGCTCAATCAACTACATCACACTCAACTTCATTGCAGTGAGAACTGGAGTGTCGTTTAGTGAGATAGGAGGATAATCATGGCTAGTATTGACGACTTCAAGGCAATGATCGCTGGTGGCGGCGCTCGTGCTAACCAATATCGTGCTATCTTAACGACTCCAAACACAATCTTTACTGGTTTGGACTCTGCTAGAACATCGTTTTTGGTAAAGGCAACTTCATTGCCAGGACAAACAATTACAGAAATCCCTGTAAACTTCAGAGGAAGACAACTATTCCTTGCTGGTGACAGAACATTTGAAACATGGACAACCACAATCATTAACGATACGGACTTTATGGTGCGTAACGCTATGGAAAGATGGATGAACGGTATCAATGATCTAGATGAAAATACTGGACTTAACGATGTCAGCGATTATGTTGCACAAATGACAATCCAACAGTTGGACAGAGATGACCAAGTGTTGAAACAGTATATTCTTAGAAACTGTTGGCCAACAGTAGTTGCTCCAATTGAACTTTCTTACGATACCGTAAGTGAGGTAGAGACCTTTGATGTAACTTGGCGTTATACGCACTTTACATCTGTTGGTGTCTAATCCAGTTTTACAATCCGACTAAATAGTTGGGTAAAACTAGGAGAACTATAGTATGGCTGAACTTTTTGGTTTCAGAATCACAAGGGCGAATCAGAGTGGGAGTAGTGATGGATTCACTGCTCCCTCTACTGACGATGGCACACTTGACATTGTATCGGGTGGTGGACACTATGCGTCTATCCTTGATATGGATGGCCGTGATCGGAATGAACTTGACTTAATTCGCAGATATAGAGATATTGCACAACAACCAGAGTGTGATAGTGCGGTTGAAGATATTGCGAATGAAGCGATTGTCTCTGATGAAAGAGGACAATCAGTATCTATTTCCCTCGACAGACTAGAACTTTCTGCAAATATCAAATCGAAAATCAGAGATGAGTTCGATGAGGTATTGCGTTTGCTCGACTTTAATGCAAAAGGACATGACATCTTTAGAAGATGGTATGTTGATGGACGCATTTACTATCATAAAATTATTGATACAAAGTCACCAAGAAAAGGTATTAAGGAAGTAAGATATATCGACCCTCGCAAGATTAAAAAGGTGAGGGAACAAAGAAAAGAAAAAGATCCAAAAACTGGTTTGGATTTAGTTAAAAAGATTGAGGACTTTTATCTATACAATGATAAAGGACTTGATCAAAACACAGGAACATCCAGTGGTATTAAGATTACTGCTGACTCAATAACATATTGTCCTTCTGGACTTGTAGATATGCACAAAGGAACTGTGCTTTCTTATCTACATAAAGCGATCAAACCTGTCAATCAGTTGCGTATGATTGAAGATGCGTTGGTTATTTATCGTATCTCTCGTGCGCCTGAGCGTAGAATTTTCTACATTGATGTTGGTAACTTGCCTAAAGTAAAGGCAGAAGCATATCTTAAAGATGTGATGAATCGTTATAGAAACAAGTTGGTGTATGATGCACGAACTGGTGAAATTCGTGACGATAGAAATCATATGTCAATGTTGGAAGATTTCTGGCTACCTCGTAGAGAAGGTGGTAGAGGAACAGAGATTACTACTCTGCCGGGCGGTTCAAACTTGGGAGAGATTGATGACATAAAATACTTCCAACAGAAATTGTATCGTTCTCTGAATGTTCCTATCTCAAGACTTGAGGCAGAGAACTCATTCTCTATTGGACGTTCTGATAACATTACTCGTGACGAATTAAAGTTTACTAAATTTGTCCAAAAACTTCGTAAAAAGTTTACAGTAATGTTTATGGATATGTTGAGAACACAACTTATTCTAAAAGGCGTTATTGCAGAAGAAGAGTGGAATACAATTAAAGAACATCTTCAATTTGACTTCATGCAAGATGGACACTTTACTGAGCTAAAAAATGCAGAAATTTTACAGAACCGCATTGATATGTTGGGTCAGATTGAAAGTTATGTAGGAACATACTTCTCTAAAGAATATGTGAGAAAGAATGTTCTAAGAATGTCTGATGAAGAGATTGAAGAAATTGACAACCAGATTAAGGATGAGTCAGGCGGAGATATGGGTGCTGATCCAATGGGTCAGGATGATGGTATGTTCGCACAGAATGATCCAACAAAAGGAGATAAATGATGGAAAATATAGTAAGAGATTTTGTAGACTCTATTGCAAATGGTGATAACCTTGCCGCAGAAACACACTTTAATAATGCTCTTGCAGCTAAAGTTGGTGATGCACTAGAAACAAAAAGACAAGATGTTGCGAAAACATTCGTTACACATCATATTCCAGAGGTAGAAGAAGATAGTGAGTAAGACGATTTCTGAACTCTATAAAGAGTTACCAGAAAAAGATGAGCATAAGACATCTAAGGAGTATAAGAAATTATCTCCTAAGATGAAGAGTGCTGTTGATGCTATTTTTAAGGAAATGGAGTCTAAACCTTCAGATTTCCTAAATACTTT